CCCTGCGGCGGCCCGTGCGGCGGCCCATGCGGCGTCCCATGCGGCGTACCCTGCGGCGTCCCCTGCGGCGCCCCCTGCGGCGTACCATGCGGCGTACCCTGCGGCGTACCCTGCGGCGGCCAACTTGTCGAGTTCGGCGGGCGTCAACGCTGCGACACGGCGCACAAGGTCGCGGATCGCCTCCCATTGCGGGCCGAACACATCGGCCATGTCGGCCGCCGTCGTCTCGGCAGCGATCAGCGCGAACCGTTCGGCCACCTCTTCGGCGGTCCGGTCCGTCGCGTCGTTCCACTCTTCGGTGAGACCCCCCCGCCGCATGATCTGACGCCACATGTGTTGGTCGCCGGGTGTGCAGTGCTGGCGAAGCACCGCGCCGTGTGCGCAGTAGTGGCCATGGCCGTCGTCGTTGGCGCCCTGAATCCAAACGTCGGGCTCACTGATGAGCGCTGCGGCTTGGGTGATGACGTTGGTGTCGAGTGGTGTGGTAGCGGTCATGGCGTCTCCTGGCTGGTTGGGTTGGCGGTTCGGTCGGCGGCGAAGTCCTCAACGATGTGACGCGAGTAGCGGGCGCCGGCGGTGCCGGTAATGGTCTGGTGTTGCGGCACGGTGTCGCGAACCCACTTCTCACTGACGCTGAGGTAGGCGGCGACCTCTTTGGTGGTCATCACGCCTGGCGTCGGGGCGGGTGCGGGCCCGCTGGTGATGTGTGGACCGATCGCTTCGCCGAGTTGACGGAGCGTGTCTGGGTCGTCGAGGTCGAGAACAACGAGGCGGCTCACTGGTCCCCCCAATCGGTGCGGACCAGGTAGGTGCCGAGCACGACACAAGCACCGACGCCGAAGACCAGCAGCACGGCGACGAGAGCGCGCCCGGCGAATGCGGCGCTCATGGCGCATGCTCTGTCGGGGCGAACCCTGCTGGCCATGTGGTCCGGCTGTTGTGTCTGGCGCCGTACAGGTCGGCGCGGGACAGGTTGGCGCCGTACAGGTCGGCGCCGTACAGGTCGGCGCCGTACAGGTTGGCGCCGTACAGGTCGGCGCGGGACAGGTTGGCGCCGGACAGGTTGGCGCCGGACAGGTTGGCGCCGGACAGGTTGGCGCCGGACAGGTAGGCGCCGTACAGGTCGGCGCGGGACAGGTTGGCGCCGGACAGGTTGGCGCCGGACAGGTTGGCGCCGTACAGGTCGGCGCGGGACAGGTTGGCGCCGGACAGGTTGGCGCCGGACAGGTTGGCGCCGGACAGGTTGGCGCCGGACAGGTCGGCGCGGGACAGGTTGGCGCCGGACAGGTTGGCGCCGGACAGGTTGGCGCCGGACAGGTCGGCGCGGGACAGGTTGGCGCGGGACAGCCGATGAACGTCTACTACGTCGAGCACTGCTGCGCGAGACACCCGCAGTTTGGTGGCACCACGGTGGGCCACATCGGACTCCCGGTAGGCGACGATCTGGCACACGTGCACCGGGCCGGTAGCCGACAAGCCTCGCCACCCCAGGGCGATGTGGAGCCCGTAGGAGCACTCGGCGGCGGACGTGTCGGCGTCGATGCGAGCGGTCCAGTTGCCGGGCCACGGCCACCGAAACGACGAGTCATGGTTGGACCGCCCGTCGGGGCGAACCGCTCGGACGCCGAGCGTGACGTGGCACCCGGCAGCGATGTCGTCGGGGAGGGTTAGGTCGAGTCGGGCGGCGATCTGGGTTACCGCGAGGTACCCGGCGAGTGCTGCGCTCATGCGTCGACCTCCCCGTACTCGGCATATTGCGCTGCCACGGCGGCGCTGATGGCGGCTTGTGCGGCGTCCCGGTCCCGCTTGGCCTGGAGCCAGTTGCGGACGGTGCGGCGCTCGTTGGCTGTGGCTTCGGCGATCAGATCCGAGTCGGCGCGACATTTGGTGATGATGTCCGCTGCCTGTGCAGCCATGGCCACCTCGTCTTCGTGACGGCCGACCCGGTCGTTGGCTTCGGCCCACTCGGCGCGGGCCTGGTTGAGCGCGTCGTTCACGACGTCACCTCGGGGAGCTGGCGGAGCTTGCGGATGTGGAGCCCGTAGGAGCACGTCCCACCTGGGCGACCCGACCTTGGTCCAGCCGATCGCCGCATCGTAGTCGGTTGCGGTCCATCCGGCGACCCGCCCGGCGTCGTAGACGCGGTGTGCGGCTGCTGCGAGTTCGGTGTCGGCGAGTTCGATGATGTCGTCGGTCGAGTTCACGACTTCACCTCGGGGAGTCCGGCACGCTTGCGGCACGCCTTGGCCTCTTCGGGCGTCATGGCGCACACCATCGCTTCGAGTTCGTCGAGGGTCGGCGCCCACTTCTCGAGTGTCTTGATGGCGTTGAGCGCGTAGTGGCGGAACGTGCTGGCGTTGTTGTTGTGGCTGGCCTGCTCCAGTCCCATGCGGTAGCCGTGGGCGATGGCGACGAAAGTGCGCTCGGGGCTGAGCGCGACCCGGCGAGAGCCCTGACCGTGCGATTCGCCAACGAGTGCCATGATGGGGATCTCCGATCCTTTGCGGCCACCAGTGATAACGCCGCCGTCGTGATAGGAGGGCAGGCGCGGCATCGAGGTCATGACTTCACCTCGATGTCCACGAGGTCGGAGACGGTGCAGCCGAGTGCGTCGGCAATGGCCCTGATGGTCTCAGGTGGCCCTTGGCGGGCGCCGGACTCGATGCGGGTGATGGCGGTGCGGCCGATTCCGCTGCGTTCGGCGAGGGCTGATTGGCTCAGTCCTGCTTCGACGCGGAGGCGGGTGAGCGCCGCCCGGTTGGTGGTGGTGGTGGTTGGCATGCCGAGACAGTGGCACACTCTGGCACCCACGTCAACCCCCTCCTCGGGAAAAGTGGAGGGTGGCGAGGTGGCCCCGACCGGGGGGTGAGCACGCTGTCAGGCAGTGCACCCGAGCCGTTACCGACTCGACAAGGTGCCCCCGGTCGGGGCTCCGTCATGGTAGCGCGAGAAATCTCGGCGAGGGTGTTGACACCGCCCCACCCATGCATCATAATAGGAATTGTCAGGCAGTCACCCCGTCACAAGGAGCACATTATGAGCACGATCACCCCGAGCACCGAAGCCATCGAGGCCAGCGAGGCCTGCGCCGACGCCGCCGGAGACACTGGACTGATTGAGGTCACTGAGCACGGCGATCTCGTCGAGCCGGGCAGCTTTGTCGAGCCGGGCACCGAGGTTCATACCGGCTGGGTCGAGGACGGTACGTGGTTCACCAGCGTCGACCCTGTCGGCACCCCCCAGGTCCGGGTGGCCTGACGCGCAACGGCCCGGCGCAGTACCACATGGACCTGACCGCCGGAGGAGCCTGACGTCTGTCAGGCATCCACCACAAGGAGTTCCGTCGTGGAGCCAACCATCACATCACTGGTCCGCATGGGCCTCACTCACGCCGAGATCGCCGAGCGGCTCGGCGTGAGTGAGCGGCACGTCCGCACGTTGGTGCGCGACGCTGGCCTGTCGGCTGACGTGCCGGGCCGTCCCGTGTCGCGTCCGGCGTGTGTCGATGACCCCGCATGGTTGGCGGCCCGTACGGTCGCTCAAGCGGCGGCCGATGCGGGGGTGTCGGAGTCGACGATCAACCGGGCACGCGCCCGGCACCGCGTGTCGTTGAATGACACCGAAACCGAACAGGAGTCAACGGATGACCGAACAGTACCCGAACGATGAAGCGTCGCCCTGGCGGCCACCTCCTCGATGGCGAGGTCATCCAGCACTTCCCCCAGTCCAACAACAACACCAACGAAAGCGAGCCGACATGAGCCAGGCGAACGCGTGGGCAACATGAGGGACATCGTTGCGAGCATCCACCCGCGCCACGCTCAGGCGATCCTCAACGGCACGAAGACGATCGAGCTGCGGCGCAAGCTGCCTAAGCAGCCGGTCGGGCTCATGTATATCTACGAGACGGCGCCGACGTCGATGGTGATCGGCGCTGTCCAGGTGATGGCCGTCGACGAGCGCCAGAAGGGAGAGATGTGGGCGGTGCACGGCCCGTGGTCCGGTGTGACCGAGACTGAGTTCTACGACTACTTCGACGGCGCAGCCTTGGCCGGGGGGCTCGTCCTGCGCTACCCGGACAACTTCAAGGCGGCGTATCCAATCACCGATCTGGGTCTGACCCGTCCCCCGCAGTCGTGGTGCTACGTGCCGGGGGTGCGATCGTGAGTCACCGCACGGTTGTCGCGATGGCGTTCGCTGG